CCTGGTGCGTAATAACTAATCTTGAAGGGGGCGAGCAATCGCCCCCTTTTTTCTTGCAAAAAAGGTGAAAAATGATAAAGGAATTTCAAGTTAAAATATATGCTTATGGGTACCGTACTGAATTTAAGTTTAAGTGCGAAGATTCCGCTGAAGCTATAGAACAATCTATAGTTGACAAATTGGGAGAAAACAGTATAAAGTGGGACACAACGGGATTTTACGATACCCGTAAAAAATGGATTACCTATGAGGAGGTCCACGATGCAAGCACACTTGAACGACCTTTACAAACAAAAAAGGTCCTTGGAGTTGAACTGGGAACAGGAGCATCTGAATGAGGGTAGATATACTCTCAATATGGTTAACATTGATCATAAGATCAGAGAAGTTATAAACCATATTAAACAGGCAGAAGCTCAAAAAGCTCATTTGCAAAATAGAGTTGATGACGCTGCCCCAGAAGTTTCAGTAGCTACTTAATAAAAAGCTACAATCTAAAACCATCACTTTTACTACAGAATCTCTTGCGCTCTATAAAAAAGAAGAGTATAAATTCCTTACTATACAATTATTAAAAGATCGTAGACGCGTATAGTCGACGGCCTAGAGACTGCGATCTGTAAACTAGGAGGACATAATTATGGCAAAAACTACATTTCAAGGTCCAGTTGTATCCAAAAAAGGATTCTTCAACACAGGACCAGGTAACGTTGTAGACGCAGATTCTAGCGTATCACTTACAGTTGATACACATGCTGGAAGAATCGTACACAATGATGCAGCAGGAGCGGTAACTTACACGTTACCAGCTACTAATGCTAATTCTGATTCTGCAGTTGCAGGACCAGGAGCAGACCTAAACAACCTAAGTAACGTAGGTGCAAAATTTGAAATCTTCAATTCAATTACGAAGACTGGAGATTTAGTTGTACAAGTTGCTAACGCAACTGACGTTATGATCGGCGGAGCATTATTTATTGATGACTCTTCTGATAACGTTGTTGGATTTGAAACAGCTTCAACATCTGATACTATTACTTTAAACGGTACTACTACAGGTGGAGTTACTTTTTCAAAAATTGTCTGTACAGTAATTGCTTCTGGCAAATGGCAAGTTGAGGTAGTTTCAGGATGTACTGGAACACCAGCAACTCCGTTTAGCGCGGCAGTAAGTTAATAGATAAATAAACTCGGGGTGCCTGGTAATGCAGGCACCCTTTAACAGGAGGAAAAATGGCGGATACAGTTTTAAACACAACAGTATTTGATGGATCAAAAAAACTAATCACTCACTTTAACGTAGTGTCTGATGGAACTGGAAGCACAACTAAAATAGTTGATGTTTCTGCT